AAAGACCAAATTAAAAAATCTATATTAGTTTGGGGTCTTGCTGATTATACAGTTAAACAAAAGAATGTTAATTATATTAAATGTAAAGATGAAAAAGATTTACTTAAAAACTTCTTAGGTTTCTGGAAACAATACACGCCAGATATTCTAACAGGTTGGAATAGTAAATACTTTGATGTACCTTATCTTATTAATAGAACTAAAAAAGTATTAGGCGAACACTCAATTAAAAGATATTCGCCATGGGATATTGTTGACGAAGACAAAGCATATCACAACGGTAGACAAGTTACATTTTTTAGATTGTTAGGTATTGCACAACTTGACTATCTACAACTCTATGCTAAATTTACAATTAAGAACCAAGAACGATATACACTTGACCATATTGCATTTGTAGAACTTGGCGAACAAAAAGATAAAAACCCATATGACACTTTTAAAGAATGGTATCAAAATGATATACAATCTTTTATTGATTACAACATTGTTGATGTAGAACTAGTTGATAAACTAGAAGATAGATTACAACTAATTGAGCTTGCAATCACTATGTCTTATAATGCAAAAGCAAACTTTGAAGATGTATTCTCACAAGTTAGAATGTGGGACACAATCATATTCAACGAATTATTAAAAGATGATATTATTGTACCAATGAGAAAGATTGGTAGTATTCAAGCAAAAGAACTTGTAGGTGCATATGTTAAGGATCCTAAAGTAGGTTTCCATGATTGGGTTGTATCGTTTGACTTGAACTCACTATATCCTCATTTGATTATGCAATACAATATTAGTCCTGAAACTATACTACCAGAACAAAAAGATATATTGATTGATGACTTACTTGAAAAGAAAGTTGACACATCTGACGGCAACTGTGTTGCTGCCAATGGCACAATGTATAAACGAGATATACAAGGTATGTTGCCACGAATTATACAAAAAGAATATAACGATAGAGTTATTTACAAAAAGAAAATGTTAGAAGCAGACCAGATGTATGCTAACACAAAAGATAAGAAGTATGAAAAACTGGCAAGAAAGTTTTATATCATACAACACTCTAAAAAAATATCCTTGAATAGTGCTTATGGTGCAATTGGTAACAAATACTTTAGATATTATGACCATAGACAAGCAGAAGCGATTACTATGTCTGGTCAATTAAACATTAAATGGATTGAAAAAAGATTAAACGAATACTTTAACAAGTTATATAATACAGATGATGATTATATCATTGCGTCTGATACAGATAGTGTGTACATCAATATGGCACCACTTGTTAAAATGACAGGTGCAACTGATAAAGATAAAATTGTAAAAGCATTAGACACATTTTGTAGTGAAAGACTAGAACCATATATTGCAAAAGTATATAAAGAACTTGGCGATTATATGAATGTTAGAGAAAACAAAATGGTTATGAAACGAGAGGCGATTGCTGATAGAGGTATCTGGACTGCCAAGAAAAGATATATTCTAAATGTTCATAATTCTGAGGGTGTTCAATATCCTGAACCTAAACTTAAAATTATGGGCATTGAAGCAGTAAAAACTTCAACGCCATTACCTGTTAGAGAGAAGTTAAGAGAGAGTTTTAAAATATTAATGTCTGGTAATGAAACACAAATGAAAGACTTTGTAATAAACTTTAAACGAGAGTTTGAACACATGACGCCAGAACAGATTGGTTTCCCTCGTAGTATTAATAACATAGAAAAATATTCTGACACAACATCTATATACAAGAAAGGTACACCAATGCATGTCAAAGGTGCATTGTTATATAATCACTTGTTAAAAACTAATAAAGTGGCACATAAGTACCAACGAATATATAATGGTGACAAAGGTAAGTTTGTACATCTAAGAAAGAATATCTGGAATGCAAATGTAATTACTTTCATTGCAGATTTGCCAAAAGAATTTGATATGCACAAAAGTATAGATTATGATTTACAGTTTAATAAATCATTTATGGAACCATTACGATTTATACTTGAAGCAATTAAGTGGCGAGTTGACGCAAGCGAAACAAGTAACCTAGAGGATTTCTTTTGATATTAAATAATATAGACGCTACATGGGCAATGAATTACTTTATAGAATACTTTGGTCAATATGAAAGAATAGACCAATATCTTAAAGAACAAAAATTAGAACAAGTTAAAAATTTTCCATTTCAATTACCTGGCATGGCAGACGAAGATGAGTTTTTTGCCAAATTTGATATATCTCCTGAAGATATGAAATTTAGTGTTACAGAACCTAATGGTCAAATATTTGATAGAATGTTAAACAAAACATCTAGTCATACTAACATGTCAAGTATACCTGGTAAGTCAATTAGATTGTTAGTTACAGAAACAACTACAAATACTATTGTAGGTTTTATTAGACTTGGTAGTCCTGTGATTAATAGTAAACCACGAAATGTTTATCTTGGTAGACCTTTACAAACTACAGACATGGAAGAAATGGGTAGATTTAACAATAGTGCCATTATGGGATTTGTAATTGTACCTACACAACCATTTGGTTATAATTATCTTGGTGGTAAACTATTAGCGGCGATATGCTGTAGTCATCATGTGAGAGATATACTAAATATGAAATATAACACTAACATATGTTTATTTGAAACAACAAGTTTATATGGTAGTAGTAAATCATCAAGTCAGTATGATGGTATGAAACCTTATTTAAGATTTAAAGGTTTGACAGATAGTCACTTCTTACCATTATTACATGGTGAAGCATTTAAGAAAATGAATGCCTGGTTTACAGAAAGAAACGGAGAACCTTTAGTTGACGCTGACGCAAGTAGTAGAAAACTAAAAATACAAACAAAGATGGTATCTATAATTAAGGAATCCTTAAAACAATATGACGCCAATCTATATGATAAGTTTAGTAAGTTTGTAAATAAAACTAGAGACTTAACTGAACAGAAAAGATTTTACATGTCTGATTACGGATATGAAAATGTACCACAATATCTTAAAAGAGAAACAGACGAACTTAAAAAAGGTATACATTACGATAAGTTTACATTAGAGAATACAATCAAATGGTGGCAAAAACTTGCTACTAAAAGATTTAATAAACTTAAACAAAACAATAACATAAGAAATGAACTTGAAATCTGGCATGATAAAGCAGAAATACAAATTATACGATAATTATTTACCTGAGAAAGATATAAAATGGTTAGAAGACCTTTTACTATCAGCAAACTTTCCTTATTACTATCAAAGTAGTATTACAAAGAATGATAGTGAGTTTATGTTATCACATAGTCTTATTACAGGATCCTATAGCAATAGTGATTGGGCAGAACCTATTGTATCTAAATTAATGGAAAAGATTCCACATGAACAAATTATCCGTGCTAAAGTTAACTTTTATCCTAGAACACATGAAATAGTAAAACATAACTTTCATACAGATAGAGATAACTTTCCAGTTAAAGCGGCATTATTTTATGTTAATAATAATGACGGATATACAAGTTTTGAAGATGATGGTTTTATATCATCTATCAGAAATAGAATGTTGCTTTTCAACGGAAAAGAAAGGCATAGAAGCACCACATGTACGAATGCTAATGCCAGAATAAACATTAATATTAATTATAATTAAGCTTGACTATTTGAAAGGAGTATGATATAATGGAACAAATAATGAAAAAAGCACAAGAACAAATGATAACAAATGAAGATTATCTTACAATGGTTAAGATAATACAAGCAACACTTCAAAGAGGTGCAATTAAACCTGAAGAAATGACAGCAGTAGGTCAATTGTATGAGAAGTTAAAATTTCATTTGCTTAAAGTAGAAAACGAACAAAAGGAGAAAACAGATGGCGGACTTTCTAAAACAAATAATTAAAGAAACTGGCAATGAATATGCGAGTGTAGTAAGTGAAGGTGTTGAAGCAGGTGATGTAGATAGTTTCATAGACACAGGTTCGTATATGTTTAATGCCTTACTATCAGGTAGTATTAATGGTGGTTTACCAAGTAATAAAATTACGGCGATTGCAGGTGAAAGTGCAACAGGTAAAACTTTCTTTGTACTAGGTATGGTAAAAGAATTTTTACAGAATAATAAAAATGCAGGTGTAATTTACTTTGAGAGTGAAAGTGCATTAACAAAAAAATTAATTGAAGATAGAGGTATTGATAGTGAAAGAATGATTATCATGCCTGTAACTACAGTACAAGAGTTTAGACATCAAGCGTTAACAGTATTAGAAAAATACAACGAACAAGATGAAGCAGATAGACAACCATTGTTGTTAGTCTTAGATAGTCTTGGTATGTTGTCAACAACAAAAGAAGTAGAAGACACAGCAGAGGGTAAAGAAACTAGAGATATGACTAGAGCACAAATACTTAAAGCTGCGTTTAGAGTATTAACATTAAAACTAGGTAGAACAAAAGTACCTATGATTATTACTAATCATACCTATGATGTAGTTGGTGCATATATGCCAATGAAAGAAATGGGAGGCGGTTCAGGTTTGAAATATGCTGCTAGTACAATTGTATATCTATCTAAGAAAAAAGAAAAAGAAGGTACAGATGTAGTTGGTAATATCATACATTGTAAAACTCAAAAGTCCAGATTGTCAAAAGAAAACATGATGGTTGATGTAAGATTAAGATACGATACTGGTTTAGATAAACACTATGGTTTGGTTGACTTAGCAGTTAAACATGGCATATTCAAACAAGTATCTACAAGAATAGAACTACCAGACGGTACTAAACAATATGCGAAAAGCATATATGCTGATCCAGAAAAATATTTTACTAAAGATGTAATGAAACAATTAGACGAAGCTGCAGACAAAGAATACAGTTATGGAAACTCCTAATTATACATACATGGAAAATCCTAAAAGTGACCTTACAGGTTTTAGGATTACTGATGGTGTGTATAAAGATGTTGTTTATACTTATGGCAAGGTTCAACCTATTGAAGAAAACGATAAGTTGAGATTAAAGTTTGAGTATAACATTGTAGAGAATCCAAGTGGTGTAGATACGGAAGATAAAAATTTCATTAATGTCATTGGTGACATATTAACAATAGAGGTAGAAAAAGATGGTAACAGCAGAGAGAATAGAACGGACAGCGCTCAAAAATCTAATACATAACGAAGTATATACAAGAAAGGTATTACCTTTTCTTAAACCAGAATACTTTGAAGACCGTAATGAGCGTATTGTTTTTTCTCAAATATTAAAGTTTGTTGAACAATACAACAAACAACCTACAAAAGAAACTCTACAAATAGATATTGGTAAACGTAAAGACTTAAACGAAAAAGAACACCAATCTATTGTAGATTTAATCTCTACACTTAATAAAGAAGACATTGACATTGATTGGTTAACAAATACTACAGAAAAGTTTTGTAAAGACCGTGCTATTCATAACGCAGTTATGGAAGGTATTCATATCTTAGATGGCAAGAATAAAAATCAAACTCCAGAAGCAATACCTGAAATAATGAAAGACGCCCTTGCTGTGTCTTTTGATAAGAATGTTGGACATGATTATTTGTCTGATATAGAAAAAAGATTTGATTATTACCATAAGAAAGAAAACAGAGTACCTTTTGATTTAGATTTCTTTAACAAAGTTACCAAAGGTGGTTTGCCAAATAAAACACTTAATGTTGCTCTTGCAGGTACGGGTGTTGGTAAAACTTTATTCATGTGTCATCAAGCTGCCGCTGCCTTATCTGATAATAAGAATGTATTGTATATCACAATGGAAATGGCAGAGGAAAGAATTGCTGAAAGAATAGACGCTAACTTATTGAATGTGTCTATGGAAGATTTACATATGTTAAACAAAAAAATGTTTAACGACAAGATTGTACAACTACAAGGCAAAACAACAGGTACAGTTATCATCAAAGAATATCCAACTGCTAGTGCAGGTGCTAATCATTATCGTGCATTAGTAAATGAATTAGCATTAAAGAAAAGTTTTAAGCCAGATATTATATTCATAGACTATATTAATATTTGTGCTTCAAGTAGATTTAAGGCAGGTAGTAATGTAAACAGTTATACTTACATTAAAGCAATTGCTGAAGAATTAAGAGGATTGGCAGTAGAATTAAATGTGCCAATTGTAACGGCAACACAAACCACAAGAACTGGTTTTGTATCCACAGATGTAGGTTTAGAAGACACGTCTGAAAGTTTTGGTTTACCAGCAACAGCAGACTTT